GTACTCCACACGATAGCGGTCACAGTACGGAGCCAGGACCTCCGGGAGCACTTGCTCTTTATTAAGGAGCAGGACTCTCTCCTTGAAATCCTGGACCGGATCCTCCAGCTCCTCGATCTCCCAGGTCTCTGTCAATCCGAGCACGATGACATAATGATTTAAACCGATCCCGGACTCCAGGAGCTGCTTTGCTCGTTCTCTGTTAATCTCCACCCTTGATCATCCCTCTCTTGTATAGTCTCTCCATAAAGTCCAGTATTCCAGGATAAGTCCGGGAGACTTTGCTGATCTCATCCAGATTTCCCTCCAGGTAAACGGAGGATGTTTCTGCAAACATCTCTCTGTAAAAATTCGCTTTCGTTCCCTTGTCATAGTAATACTGAGCATTGATCGGATAATCGTATCGATCATACAGATCAGCCGGGAGCAGCTGAGATCCTTTTTTGGTGAACGATGTCTCCCAGAAAGAGTCTGTGATCTGCTCCCACTCTTTCCAGAGATCGTCCGACATCGCCAGATCCAGAGCAGCCAGCTCCTCCATGTATGCACTATTCACATTAGGATAGACCGCTTTTGTTCCATGTACTCGATGTCCGATCTCATGCCATAACGTGCCGAGATGACCTCCCTCGACCTGGGAACGCTTGATACTTTGTGATGCTTCCGGAGTATATCTCAGGATGTCGGTCCCTACGTTATAGGATCCATAAACTGTTTTGGACTTTATTAGATCTATCTTAACACCAGAAAACAGAGGATCCAGGGAGATCTCCTGGATCTCATCGAGCATCCGTCTTTTCTCCGCTGCTGTGATGTTGCTGGATTTCACTCGCCAGAAAATATTGTTCATCCTTGTATACTCATAGATCTCGTACTTTTTAGACCTGGAGTTATAATCCCCAGTGATCATCTTGCCATCATAGACACCGTTTTTAATGTTATCTATATGAGCAGCCGCCAGCTTTAGGACCGGATGATCCTTGCTGGCTCCGTTATTCTTGACATTATGATCGATGAATCCCTGGATTTCCCGGATCGTCTGCTCATGAGAAAAGCGGAGCAGCTGATCAGCGGCAGCTCTCGGATCGTCCGGTCCTTTTGCATCCAGGATCGGAGCAGGAGCTGGATCTTTCTTTTTCTTCTTAGGAGCAGGAGGAGCCGCTTGCTTTTTAGGAGCTGCCATCGTCGGAGTTTTCCCAGCCTTTACAGACTCCGCTTTCGGATAAAAAGACGAATCTCGGAAACGATCAAAGACCTCCCGATCCTTATCCGGTAGGTTTTTTTCCCATCCAGCAGCAGGAGCGCTCCAAGTGTGAGAAACATATTTACTAATTGGAACCAAGATAGACCTGCATTGATAATGGTTACAAGGTGTAACAGCATCAAGCTCCGGATCGTCGATCGTCCAAGAATGACCATGCAATGCCCGACAAATTTCCGTCGTTCTTTCGTCCAGAATGGCGCTGTATCTGTATCCAGCGATTGCTTGCGATTTATCAAATCGATACCTCCTCCCCCAGTTAAACGCTTTGTTGCTCTCGGTCCTCGCTATGATGGCAGCCCGTACCGGACCATACTGAGCAAAGCTGGCAGCTAGATCATCAGCAAGTCCAGTCCGGACCGTCCCAGCGTCGAGATGTTCCAAGATAAGCGGCTGCATATAGTGAAACACAGCGGTCTCTTGATGCTTGCCGAGCGCTTTGCTGTATAGCTGATACCACTCGAAAGCGTCATTATTAGTGAGATCCGGTCTCTCGGCAAATTGCTCGATCCTGGAGAGCTCCTGATCAGCGGTCCCTTGACCGTATGCCCACACATCCCGGATAAAATCCATAAATAAAGCAGAGAAAGCGGCAGCAAGACCGCTCTCCTCTCCTGTTTTCTTTTCGTTCTCCTGGAGATCTTTCGCATACTGGAGCAGGATCTCCAGCATCCGGACCGACAGCTTTTCAGCAAAGTCCTTTTCCAATCTATTAAGCTCCAGATCTATCTCGGCATAGTTGACGATCAGATCCTCCGGGAATACCTTGAGCCCATCCTGGGACGCTTTCATGATCAAAGACATATTATCCAGAGCTAGGAGCTGCTTTCTCGTTAACATGGCAGGATCACTCTCCGATCACGAAAAGACCTCGGACAGCTGCTCTCAGGTCCTCATAATAGTCGTCGCTATTTTTCACGACTTTTTTCTGTTGCTGCTGTCCTTCTTTCTTTACATCCTTATTGTCCTTTGCTTTCGGATCGGTCCCGACCTGTTTCGGATCCTCCTCCTGCTTCTGCTGCTGTAGAGCGCTATTCGCTTTCTGGATGTTCTCCATCCCAGACATCACGACCTCTTTCTTTTTGTCAAGATACTCCTGAGCATCATCATCCGGACTAGGGAAACCGAGTCTTTCTCGGATCCAGGACTCACTCGGAGCGATGACAGATCCGTCGATCATCTGCTTGATCACGTTCCCTAACATCGTCAAGTCCTCTTGTCCCACATTGGCAAACTTAAAAGCAGGATACTCTCGGACCTCTCCATAATTGTATTGGACCAGCTGCTTGATCAAGTATTTACTGTATAGATCCCCGACCTCCTGAGTGATCCCGTTTAGTCTCATTTCAAAGAATCCCTCGTGAGTCTTAGAAAGAGAATAGGCTCCGGTCCCACTGTTGGCGAAAACTAAGTCCGGGATGAGCATCGCCCTTGCGATCTGTACGTCCTGGTATTCAATAGCATCCTTAAAACTCATTCCCGTATTGGCAAGATTATGGATCTCCATCTCATATCCTTCCGGGAGAGGGATCCCAGACTTTGTTTTCACCATGTCCATTAGAGAGATCGCTTTCTTGAGTGATCCTCCCTGTGGTACGTTCATAGTCGATAACGGAGTCCCGAACCGCTCAAGAGCGATATTCCAGAAACGTTGTAAAAATTCCTTGATCATCCAGGGTTTATAAGCAGCCCGGAGAGCTGATTCCCCGTTATAATTCCCGAACTCTTTCTCATGAGAATAGATCATGAGCTTTTCTGCTGGGATCGGGACCTCTTTATTTTTCACGACCTGGACCGCTCCTGTGAGTTTGAGAGTCTCAGGATCTAGCTGGATCCGGATGTTTCTCGGATCGTAGGTCTTGAGCTTGAGAGGGATGATCCTCTCCTCTGTCTTGCTGCTCTCTGGATTATCCGGATCGACCGGGACCTCTTTCAGCTGCCAGACCTTCTCAGTGATGGATCGACCAAAATCGAGCGCTGTGAGGATCTCCCTCGTATAGTATTCGATCGAGTCGTCCATGTACTCGGACAGCATCGACTCACACCATGCAGCGATTTGTTTCCCCTCCTCGGTCTTTGCCTGGAGACTCCAATCCACTTGCAGGATCGGCAGCTTGAGCACTAACAAGCAAGCCTTGACTTGTGGATCAAATCTCATCTTTCTCAGTGTGTCCAGAGTGATCTCCGATGTGTCCTCCAGGATCCCGGAGCTGCCGATCTCCAGATCGTCTCCTCGTGATCCTAGCTCGGAAAAGTCCGGAGCCGCTACCTTTTTATTGTCCTGGACCTCAGCAAAGGTCTGGATCTCGTTCATGATGTACTGTGCTGCTCTTGCCATTGTTTCCCCTCTCCCTCTGTTTGTTTTTATCTGTTGTCGGTCATACTAAAACCAATGGAGCAGGATGACAGCCCCCAGGATCCCGACCATCCATGCCAGGATTGTATCCTCCTGCTCTCCTTTGTGTCTTGTTCTCATCATATCACCTCCTTGATCTATAACCCCATAAGAACGAAAAAACCGAAAGCACACAGCGATATAGCCACAACCGACTCAAAAAAAGCTCCCACCGTAACCTCGTCCACACTCGATCACCTCCTTTCTAAAATATAGAATCCAGATCAGTCGAGGATCTCATGATCTCAGAGAGCTCGTCATCTCCCTCAGCTGCTCTCCTGCTCCGTCTCTCTGTCCTCTGAGCGTTCCGCTGCTGTCCGTCAATATCCTCGTTCCAATCCAGTTTATCCATCCTGGTCTCAGTGATCTCCTCGACAGCTTCCAGCATCTCATCGATCGAGGTCATGACTCGACTCGCCATCCATGCCAGCATCATGAGCGTATCTGGATAGTCGTCTCTAGCTCCCTCGATCGCTGGATGATGCACAACCATGTATTTATCTTTAAACTCACGTTGCAAGTCGAGCATCTGCTGGCAGAAATCTCTCCAGATCTTTTCCTTTTGAGCTTCCTCGGATCCTGGGATCTCGATCAGGAGGTCGTATGTCCTGCCCTCTTTATAGGCTGTATAATGAGCGTTGACCATCGTCTGTAAATTCGTGTACCATTCACTTTTCCCCGGTCGTGTATAGGTGAAAGCGTCGACCCTCATCGATGTCTTTGCAAAGCGATCAGCTAGACCTCCCCTCCCTCCAGTATCATCGACCCCGATGGCAGCGATCCGATAGTTTTGATCCAGCCAGGACTTGATCTCCTCATACTGGGAGTCGTAGTCGATCCCTGGGAGAGTCTTGATATTAAGGATCCGGACCGGATGTCTCCCAGCGATGACCCTCGTCGGATCGATCTTGCCGACCATGACGACAGTCTCATCTCGACTTTTCGCCACATCGACAGCAGCAAACTGGAGCCCGGTCTTGTCATAGTGTACCCAGTTTAGGTCCTCCCTTTGCATACTGTCCCATTGTTCTTCCGTCATGAACATACCCAGCGACAGCAGCCACTCCAGGAATACAGACATACGGACCGTATCACTCCAGCGACCGTCCTCCTCGATCACGTTCTCGATGAACTCTCTCCACCATTCATTTGTGGCAGCACATACATCCGGATAGATAATAACTTGATGCCAGAAACGGGATCCTTTTTTCGTTGTGGACTCCCAAAAATGCCCCTTAACGGTATTGACGGTCCCGATCTTGATCATGCTCCCCTTCTTTGCCGCCATCATAAACTTGATGGACTTCCGGATCTTAAAGTCCGTCACATCCTGGGACTCGTCAATGATAGCCCAGTCCAGGGAATCCCCCTCGATGTTTGCTCCTGGAGATGCTGATCCAGCCACAAACGAGGAGCCGCTCGCCAGCGGAGCAGGAGAGAGAGTCATGTCCAGAGCATTGAGAGTCTTGAAACGACCCTTATAAAAAGGATTTTCCTCGATATAGTCTCTCGTCCGCTGGAAAATAAAGTCCTTTGCTTGATCCTCGGTCGGAGCAAAGACAGCCGAGTCGAAGTTATGAACCGTTGTGATAATATAGGCATTAACTCGGACCACGACCTCGGACTTTCCTGTTTGCCTGGGCTGTAAGATGGCAACCTGTCTATACTTATCGAGCTTTTTCCGCTCCTGCTCCCCGATCGTGATCCCCTCGGTCCAGTCTGTACGATCCAGGATCTTATATTTTTCTCTCCACTCCTCCAGGACGATCTCCTGCTCCGGAGTGATCCTCTCCTCTTTCCACTCAAAACGAGGGATACTCCAGCAGACGATCTCCTCCTCGGAGAAAGATCCCTCTTTCCTCATCCATGACTCGATCTCCCTCTGGAGCTTCTCTCTCTGGAGATAGATCAGAGGAGCGGCTCCTTTCAGCTGATAGATCCGGGAGACCTTCTCTCCCGTATGCCCCAGGATATAGCGGTCAAAGTATCTAAAATCCCTTTTGACCTGGAGCTTTTTGATCCTCGGCTCCAGCTGCTCCCAGTCCTGATCCGGATGCAGCTTATTGATCCAGTCGAGGTCGACCTTTTGCTTTCGTGTGACCTTCTTGCTTTTGATATTCGCCATAGTCTCTCCCCTTAGTCACTGATAATAGTATCCATGATAGATCCCTTTCCCTCCCTCTATTGTACAAAATAAAAAGAGCCCGGACTCCGGACTCCTCACTCGATATAGTAACTAATTATAGACACTTATGATCACTCATTATGATCACTCGGCTCCTCCAGCTGATACTTACTCACTGGGATCTCCGGAGCAGGAGTCACAGGTTTCAAGACAGCAGCGCTCCAGATCTCTAGGATGATGATCACAGCGGTCAAGACCCAGATCAGCACCGTACAAAGTATATATAACTTGAGTGACTTTCTCACTGGAGATCCTCCTCTTTGATCACATACTCTTTATTATGTCCCTGGACGATGCTCTCCTTTGTGACTTGCTTTCTGCATTTATGGCAAGCGTACTCCTCTGGATCGTCTCCCTCTGGGATGTATCCGACAGCGGAGCAGCTGCATATATACGTATCGTACCCGGTATAATGTTTCACAATCACTTGCCCCTCCCGGTTAAAAGTCCATTTACAAAACTAATTGTTGTTACGACTAGGATGCAAAGGAGGGAGACCCAGGTCCGGTCCCACATCTCCCAGATTGCCATACATCCCACAAAGAAGAATACTCCGAGCAAGATCCTCATCCATATCATTTTTTACCCCTCCAGCTCTTGTCGATAATAGCTCCCCTTCTGCATCTCGGACAGGTCCAGGATCCCATCGCTGAGATCCTCTGCTCGATCGTGTGCATCGCTTCCTCTCCGTCATAGAAAGATATCGCTGTACAATGCTCACAGCTCACTCCCATTGTCACTCCCTCGGTCTGATCGATGATCGGACCCTTGAGCTCCTTTGCTGTCGGATCCTCGACCAGCCCTCCGCACATCTCACACCAAAAGACCCCACTGGCTCCGATATACATCCCAGGAAAGGAGCAGCTGCAAAGCAGCCGATCCCGTATCTCTTTATTGATCCCCATCTCCGATCATCTCCCCTATAGTTTTTCTTTCAGCAGCTTTAGGAAACACTTGAGACAGTACCATGATCTTTTTCGATCCTTCTCGATCACATCTCCACACTCAAGACATCTTTTCACCATTCTCGATCAGCTCCCCTTTTAAGATCGGTCATGATGTAAGCTCCTGCTGTTTAGATATCGTTTCTGAGAAAGGTCCAGGATAGGATCAAGACCTCAAACTCTTGAGGGAATCCATGATCGTCCCGGACCGATTGCTCCATGTTCTGGATGTCTTTCATCGACTTAGGCTCCTTGTTTGTCCATATCTCACAGCAACCTTTCCCCAGACACTTTCCTTCTTTCCACATCTCATAGATCACATAATAAACGTGTTTCACAGATCATCACTCCTCTGATTTATTTCCCCACAGCCAGCCGACAGCATCGACCACAGTCTGAGCAGCGTTTTCTTTGCTCTTGTCCAGCCCCAGGATCTGCATATGTTTTGCAAAATGCCCCTCCCAGTTTGGAGCCTTTGCCCATCGGAGCCGCTCCTGGATCCCATACTTTTTCCGGACGATCTCCCCGTCCTCGTCATACTCATTGATCAAGCTCGGCTTGAGATCTCCAGACTCCGGATCCTTCTCCTCGCCAGCGATAACAAACTTTGTTTCCATCTCCCACTCGTCGAGCCTGAGCAATTTTATATAAGTGATGCAAGCTCTGTTTAATACTGCCATGTGGAGAGCGTTGTCCCGGTCCAGGTCAAACTTGCCGATCGTGTTCTCCCATAATAGATCATAGATCTCTTTCTCCTGATCATTCAGCAGCTTATCAGAATAGGCTCCATGCTTGAGTGAGTTTTCCGCTGCTTTCCGTTTTCCTTCCTCCGTCTTAGGTCCAGTCGATGCTCCTCCATGCAGCTTGCACCGTCCGGATCCAGGATGATCCGTTCCCCACCCGGCAGCCTGTCCGCATGGAGTCCCTTTCCTGCTCTTGGCTCCACATTTGGACCCGTCATGAGCTCCGTTTCCAGACATCGCCATCTCCTCCTTGTAGTGTGGCAGGAGAGAGGAAAGATCCCCGTCTCCTGCTTCCTGTTGTTATTTAGATATAGCTTTCAATATTTCTTTATTTCTTTCATGGCACTCTTTACAAATGACTCCCTCTTTTGTAAAGTAGTGACTTTCCGTAACGATACAAACATACTTATTACATCCGAGACATCTTTTCACTCCTGCTCCCCCTTTCAATCCACTGACCAACTGATGACCGCTGCCCCGACTAACGACATTTCTTTTCTCATGTATCCGGAGTCCTCTTTCGTAAACCGGACCGGACGATATTTCTCTTTTAAGATCGGATGTCTGTCATATCTCCGGTCCGATGTATAATGCCATATTGCATATCCCTCGATAGCTTCCTCCGACTGAAATCGCTCCAGACCGTTCGCTTGCTCCCTGGATCCGAGATACTCCGCTGCATCCATAGCATCCTCAAAGATCCAGAAAGTCCCTTCCTCCTCGACAAGAACTACCTCAGTGTGCTCCCCGTCCGCATACTTAGTACCATCAAGGAAAGTATACTCCGTCCGGACTTTTAACATTTTCTTGATCCTTCTCATCGCTTCCAGGATACTCTCAGTCATTAAAATACATTTGCAGCTCATCTCCTGCTCCCCCTCTTATTTCTTTTTGCAATCCGAGCAAATATCACGAATAGAGATTAACTTTTGATCAGCGATCCGAGCTCCGCACTTTTTACAAAAATAGTTTGCCATTAATACTCCCCCTTTTCTTTCTCCAGATCCTTCTCCAGCTCACACTCCTGGCATTTAAGATCGATAATACTCACATACCCTCCACAGCGGTCACAGATCATTCTTGATCATCCTTTCCGGTCCACTTATCCCACAGGTCCCAAAATGTATAATTATGATCGATCACCACTCTGATCAGAAACATCTCGGTCAAGAATGAGGTCCATGTCACCGGGACCCCGAACAATGACATGACGATCCAGGAGATCGGGATCCCGAACATGACAGCGATCGGGATCACCTGGAGGATCATCACAGCCCCTCTCCATGAATACGAACAAATTGAGCTTTTGATTTATCCAGCATGAGGATCTCCTGCTCCCCTCGTCTGAGGAAAAGCGCTAGTACATCCCTTTTCTTGATCTTGTACTCTCCTATGGTTTGTTTCCCTCGTTCCCTCGCAAAGCGGAGAGCGATCTCCTTGTCAAGTGTGAACGAGATCCAGTCCGTCTCTCCAGGATGATGTGCTCGATAAACTGTTATAAAATGCGGCAGCTGCTTAAACTTTGCCAGCTCGGACGGTTTCATGATCGAGGTCTGTCGCTTTGCTCGATCGCTGCTGAAAAGCTGTCTCCATTTCTCCAGGTCCGCTCCCTCTGTGTGACTTACCCACAGAGTAGAGAGCAGGAACCAATAGCCATAATGAGAGAGCCCGTCCTGGGACTCTGCAAAGAATCTGATTGCATCCGGAGTTTTGTCCAGCTCTGCCAGTCTCCGTCCGATCTTTGTATCATATGGATTCCAGACAAAATCCTTTGAAATATCATTAAGCATCCAGATCACTCTCCTCGACTTTAGGCTCCATGATCTCAAACACTTCCCAGGACTCGACTGTCTCCTTATTTCGGATGAGAGCCTTGATCCCGTTTAATTTGGTATTCTGCTCCCGGATCTGCTGCTGGAGCTCTGAGATCTGTTTCTGTTTGAGGACAGTGAGGATCTGCTGCTTTGTGTCGATGATCAGCTTGACCAGCTCTCCCAGGTTTTCAGCATCCCCGATCGAGATCTCCTTTCTCATAAGTCCGTTTGCAGCTGCTTCCACTGTTGGATAAAATCCGACCGCTTTGAAATCTGTTTCCCCGTTTTCCTTTGTGTAGCGCTGGTTTAAAATAACGTTCATAGAATCCGATGTGATTAAATAATTTTCCCCGATTTGAATGTTTAACATTGTTTATTCTCCCTTTTCTTTTGTATTTATTAGATTTAATGCTAGGAAATTGCCCCAGTCGTCAAAGATCCCAGCGACCTGATCCAGAGTGAGACCTCCCTCGATCAGTGTTGAACACAATAACCATTCTAATTGTTCTTTTGTGAATCCTTTCTCCCGGAGCTTATCGACAGCGATCTGTTTCTCCAGTATTCGATCACGACTCATCCAGATCATCTCTCCCTTTCTAGTTTAAAACTCCATGCCATTCGGACCGCTTGACGATCACGAATAGATTACCTGTTATATAGTGTGATGCTGTGACCTCCAGAGTCCCGTATCGAGTGTTAACCGCTCCGCTGTGTAGTGTTCCTTTTGGTACGATCAGCAGCAGCTCCGAGACCTTTTCTCCCTGATCGATCATCCGGTCCAGCTGCTGGAAGGTGAAAAACTGAGTGTTAAGTCCTTTGACCATGCTCGCCAGCTGTCCGACAGTCTTGATCTCCATGAAATCTCCCCTATCTCGGATTATATTTGTAAAACTTCTCTGTATCTGGGAACACATGACCCCACTTTCTCAGAAAGGTATACATACGATCCTTTTTGATCGAGAGCTCCTCTGATGCTTCCTGATGACTTTTCCCGTCTCTCCTATACTCCAGATACTTGCCGATGGCTGCGATCTGCTCCTGGTCCGCTAGATGCTTTCCTTGCCGCTTAAAGTATTTAGGAGTTAATTCAAACAAATCACCATGACGATCGACCCATCCATACACCGTTTCGCTGGCGACTTTGAGGATCCTCCGAGCTGCTGCATGAGAGAGCCCTTGCTCCCTTAACTCAAAGAATCTCCGTAACATCTCGATTTGTTCCTCTGATGACCGTTTCTGCTGTGTTTCTGCATTGAAATCCTTTTGTCTCTGGACTCCTCCATCCAGGATCAATCCCTTTGCTTTCAGCTGCTCCCCGATCTCGCACTTTGTCATGCAATAACGCTGATTATTTGCATATGTGCATTGTCTACAATGGTTATGGATCAGATCTCCTATCTGGATCAAGATCTCTCTCTTTGTTTTTCTATCTAGCTTCTCCACTTATGTCTCCTCCTTGTGATTGTATGATCCGATGCACTCTCTCCAGCTTTCTCCGCTTGATGATGACTGGATCCTCCGGTAAATAAAAACCGAGCTGCTGGATCTTTTGTCTGGCTCTCCGGACAGACTCAAAAGATGTATTGTTTTCAGTCGCTAGAGCAAACAGATCCCCGTATGTCCGGACCCCTTTGAACATCTCCAGCCAGAGACAGATCAGCAAGGTGTCATTCCCTCTTGTTTCTGGGAACTTCTCCAGGATAAAAAATACTTGAGAATTGATTCTTTCCAGCTGCTCCTTTACTTCCTGGAGGAGTCGGTCCCTTGCTTCATTGTCTATCATGTACACTCACTCCCTTTATCGTTTTGCTGGCTCGACTTTGTTGGCTGATACGAGATTATATTGATCGACTGGAGTCCCTTGACCTCTCCAGACTCTCTTTCTTTTCCGGAGTGTGGACATCCCGATCCCCCAGACCTTTGCGATCTCCTTGTCTCTGAGCCCGTTCTTTTTGTGTGTGATATAATTCTCAGGAGTTATATTTTCATTGATCACTTTCTCAGCGTTGATCCCCCAGATCAACTTTCTCTCTGTGAGTGTGGTCCCTCCCACTCCTAACTTTTGAGCGATATACTCATCCGGGAGTCCCTTTTCTTTCTCCCGGAGATATCTCTCTTTTGTACATTGGTCCTCTTGATACACTCCCCAGAATTTCTTTCTAAAGATGAGCAGCTGCTCCCATCCCGTACTTTTTCCG